TGCGGCAGTTCTTTGAGCAGAACAATGGACATCACTAATCCAAACATTACCGGGATCAGCTACATCATCATCTGCAACAATACTAATAAAACTACCGTTTCCGAGGTGGGCTGCATAATCACCAGACTCACTTCCGTCCTCATAGTTATAGCCTGTAATTCTTTTGATATAGGTGTTATTGTTTGTAGCCCCATTAAACGATATCAAACCACGATAAACTCCTTCAGCGCCAGCATATGTGCCGAATCCATCTTCGTTATATCGTTTAACTAATGCAGACCGTGGACCTTCTCCCTCAATATTGATACCACCAGTCACCTCTTTTGGTCGAGTAGTAAAGCTGTAATACCCACGCGGGATAAACATAGTTCCTCCACCAGCGGCAGCAATACCAACAATTGCAGCATTCCATGTTGGAGAAGCATCTATTGATATACCATCACCGATTGATGCACCGGGAGTATAACCATCAACAGCAAAGTCTAGTATATTATATCTTTCAGCAAATCTAGCTGCTAAAGTTCGTCCCGTATTAGATCCTGTACTTGTTACAGTAGCACTACCAACTGTATTAGCACCAGTACGTCCTATGTTTCTGATACTGATTACATCTCCTTCCTGAGTATCACCTTTTATTTTGATGGTGGTGTCAGTAGGGATCTCGTAATCTGTATCTGGTATTTGAAGAACACCATCTATTGAAACAATAAAGAAGTCCTCATCAGTTTGAGCCCAAGTCGGTCCCGGAGTGTAGGTCTTATCTGTGCCAGCAGTGTGAGTCCCAGCTGCTGTAATTGCAAACTCTACTTGCTGAGGGGTTAATACACCTCCGTATTGAGCCTGTGCATCTACGTATTGTTTATTAGCTGCATAGTCATCAGCGGTCGGCTGGGGTAAGTTTTTTATACTATGATTTAAAGCATCCCATTTAGCACCAGCTTCATCACCTCTACTGAGATGCTTACCTGCTATATATTCCGTAGGGATTAAACCCGCCGCATCTAATGGACATATTCCATTAGGCTTTCCAAGAGCTGGAGAAAGCTTGTGGTAATTTTGGAACCACATCTCCGCTTCTTGTCCCAAGAAAAAGTTCTGGTCAAGAGCTGTGTTCAAATTATTTGCAGTAATCCTAGCCGAAGGCTCAAAGGTGACGATCTTATTATTACTCTTTGTCTTACGAATAACATAGAAAACATCAGTTGGAGATATAGGAGGTAGTTTAACAGTATCACCCTTATCCGTAACAAAATATAAATCCTGTTCTGGAAATTCTAGTTCTATTCCGCCTGAGACCTCGCTTAAAATATACATCTTACTTCCACTAGAAGCAGGACTTATTCCATCAACTTTATCATAGGGATATGTCCAAGCATTCCACGCTTCGTTAACAGTTGGTCCATAGTTACTATCTACAAAGTTTCCTGTAAACCTACGAACAACAACGATATCCTCTTTTTTCTCGGTTGTTAGATTATGATAACCGCCCGACTCATCGTTAGAACCAAACAGATCTCCTAGCTGTGCGGACGATAAAATCGCGGTACCTCCTGCGGGTATATCAGTAAAGGTAACCAATAGAGTTTTTCTTGCGTGGTTGTTAATAGACATATCTATCTCCTATGAGTTATGGAATCTTGTTATGCCCTTAAACTTACCGGAAAACTGTAAGCTGGCTACGTTTAATGGATGTGGATTAGAACTGATAATAGTAATCTTAACGTCTTCAGTAAATCCTAAGATGGGGAACCTAACTTGATGTTCAGATATATCTCCAGAAAGAGTAGTCTTTCCAATATAATCATCAACCCAACGATCATCTGATATCTCATGATCAAAGTTATAGGTAGTCTGAGCTCTGTTGTTTACCGAAACTTCAACATCGAAGGCCCGAGAGTTATAGGTTTGGATTGTTCCGTAACGTAAGTTCAAAGTTCCCGGAACTAGGTTATTCATCTCGTCTCGTAAATAGACCGGAGAAAGGGTTGTAGTACTAACAAAAGTATTGCCTATGTATCTAAAAAGTTGATAGTATCCAGAAGAAACCTGATCTCCTGCTATGGAATAAAAATCATATATTGCATTAATATCTCCTTCCCCACTATTACCTTTTTCTAGAACTTCTTGACCCTCATACTTAAGTCGTATTATATCTCCACCTTCATCTATTACATCATTATATGTACCTTCTTCTGTTACAATAGTATCTGCTTTAGCAGCGGACCACGGAACTCTAATTGTAGTTCTATTTGTATCAGGATCGTGTACTGGTAAGGGATAGTTATATATTGTTCTGAGATTATCAAGTCTTGGAATATTTATAGGTTCTTCATCTAAAGATACTCTACGAAGAGAAAGACACCTCTCAATAGGAGCTTCTGCTGTATTTTGATGCTCAATATGCAGGGAATGAAGTGATATTAGATATAAATATTTATCCCAACATTGTAAAAACATAAGTTTCTCATCACCTTTTCTTATACGATCAATTCCAGCGCTGGTTTGACCATCTATACCTAAGTCAAGATAAGGTTGGATCTCTAAGGATTGTCCAATCCTATATTTATAAAAAGCATTCTGAATAACTTTTTCACCGGCAATTTGGTTTCTATAAACATAAATCGTAGTATCAGTGAACTCATTATCTAATGCAAAGATACTGGAAGCATGGCTAGAAGTTGTCGTATCCCTAATTTCTTTTGGTAAATACTGGGGAATATGCTTCGATAATTCGAAGGCCTGTTCTGCTGCTACCGTTCTTTGTCCTATGTAAACATAAAGCTTCTCTTTACTGTAGAAGAACAGGCTATTATTTAGCAACAGAGGTGAAATATCAGGAAGCATAGGATAGAAAGCTGTCGGAGCAAACTCAGCTGTGGCTGGAGAGATAATGTTGTTCGATCCTTGAAGCTCATACTGGGTATTACCGCTTGTTCCTACAAACAGCGTATCTCTAAAGGGTACAAGCTGTGTAATAGGGGTATAGTTATTAGAAGACACCATAAGGTCAAGTGGATCTGTATCAGTAATATTATCTGGGTCTGCTAAAAAGAAGTTATCCCAGTTTCCTGATCTACTGGCTATAATAGTATCATCATTAGCCAAGAATAAGCGGTCTCTATAGAAAGCCATTGAATTAATCTTGGATTCTTTTGGTTTTTCAGTAGACGGATCAAAGAAGATACCCGGTCCACGGTTTGAATCCTCATCACCACTTTCTCTTGGGTCCCAGTCTATTGGTCTTAGATTATAGTCACCTTCATTATCTACATAGAGCATCTGGGGCATTCGTCTTTTGTCTAGTACAGTTCTCTTGCCCGGTGTTCGAATCTTCTTTAGATAAGGAGGTATGTCCTTTTTAATAACACGGTACCAGCCCGGTGTATTATTAAGATAAGCCTGTGAAAGGTAGTATATCTTGCCACGACCGGGATGACCGGCTGGGTCATCATCAGGATATAATACAGTTAAAGCATTTTCATTTGGTTCACCACCACCAGCCCACGGATCCTTACCAATACCATTATGAGCTATCAAATCCGTTGCATCAGGAGGGAAACGAAGATCGGAGAACCTAGTTACAGATTGACCAAGATAAGCTGATAAGCTTACTGGATAAACATACTCTTCTACTGGAATATAACTAGATACATGAACATTACACGCGTTACCAGCAACGTCTACAAGCTCTGTGTCTCCTTCTTCGATTTCCACTCTTTTCCACCTCTTTAAATCTAAATGAGGGGGTAAGATTGATCCTCTTGGATTTTCTTCAGACTCTGATAATAGTTTATTTGTCGGACCCGGAATCTCTTCTGCTGGAAGATATGTTTTAACTTCCCAAATACCGTATCGGAGTCGTATTTGATTACGTTCAATATCTCCACCAGCAATATCTAACCAATAATCAGGAGCACCACCATCCGCACCATCCCACGTAGGAGCAAAGATATCGTGTATACTAGGGTCTCGTCCTCCACTGAAGGTATTGTCTATAGAAGACTTGGTATGTAAGTTGAGGTTGTAGGTTATAGGATCATCATCTTCTTCAGTATCGGTATAATCATTTACCCAGACAGATGTATTTGTTTGTTCTCCATACTCACCATATATCTGTTGAATAATAACACGGCCCGGATATTCACTAGTATCTTCTATAGAAACCTGATTAGCGGTGGCGTGTAATGCAAAAATACTATCGTTTCCAACAGTAGCATAATGACGAACATTAATTGCTGCTGCTAATGCTGCTGCATCTGCCCAACCATTAGCTAATCTTGGCTCACTGCTAAGATCTTTTTAACGGCCAACCAGCATTCCCCTAACGTCATAAGCCTCATGAAGCGTTGTTATAGAATCACCGCTGTCACCATGATCCTGTGTAAAACAGTAAGTATAAGAAATTGTTTTGCCCACATCTTCGGATGCATCACCCTCCTCAGGATGAATACCCACCAAAGAAATCATATTACCTAGTTCATTATTAGTAGGGTCAGGTGGGGATGAAGACCCTTCGGCAGGAAAAACATAATCTATTACAGCACTAGTAAAATCAAACCGAAGCTGGCCTCCTCTTTGAGTTCGTACTTCATCCCATATACGTCCTCTAAATTCTAAGTAAGGGTAGACATCAGAATCTTCATTTGGATCATATACAGGATCGTTAGAATCGATAACCTGCTGACCATAAGTATAGTCTTGACTTTCTACCCAAACCTCAGCATTATGTTTATGATCAACAGATACACTAGTTAAGTACTGAATGTCTGCACCTGCTATATCTTCTTCTTGGACAGTCGTGGGTACAGTCCCGTCGAAATACTTTAGTGCTCCATTTCCATTTGTATCGCCGTCATCATCATGCCAGTCATCAGTTCCATCCAATCTACTAGTAAACCCAGCATGAACATCGGTATTCAAAATAAGAACCGAAGAACCTATCGTCACAGCCTTCAGCCTTTGTTGGAGAGTTTTACCAGTTCCGGGTATTTTATACATTAAATAGTTAACAGAATCTTCATCTAAATTATTATAAGGTAATTCTGTAATATTCCCACTGAGGGTTATTTCAAAAACCTTTATCTTATGATGATTCTCAGACCCAAGCCAAGGATCACCTTCCCAGATAGTATAGAGACGGCTAATTTCGGTATCTACTGTTTGCCAATAAATAAAGAATTTCTCCGGCACCGAAGAAACGAACCAATTATTTAGATCGAATTCGATATCAGTACCGTCATCCTGTAAATCAGAGATTCCTACAATAAGATTCCCCACAACCTCAGCACCGTTCCTCTTTGTAAGGGAAGATTCCGTTGTACATTGGAAATTAATAAGCTCATCTACCTCAGTAGGAAGTCTCTTACTAGGGATTTGTCTACCGACTCCTCCACTTAAGGAGTAAACGGGTATCTTTACTGGGAAATATGACTGGGCCCTAGAAGCCCTAGTGGCTTGTCTACCAGTAGTCTTAGCCATTCGAAGTCCTCCAGTATCTAAACCTTGAAGTATCAGTAGTACTGCTACGATGGTGTATACTACGAAGCTTCTCAGTCCCAGAACTAAAGATAGTCCTTCGTTTATCATCTACATCTGCACACTTACCTCGGGTAGTATATATAATCTCAAGCTCATTCAAGTACTTATCAGCCTCAACATCACCCTGCATTATAATCTGGTATTGTCTAGCAGCAGTAGCCATAATAGCTCGTTGTACAGGAGTATCCATAGCTTGCCATGGAACTTTGACAACAAGTTCTACCCAGTATTCGGTACTAGCAGCCCAGTTAGAATAGGTCTGGTCTGTTACGTTAAAGAGCTTGGCAGTTGTATCTCCCTCATTAACTACACGAGACACACCAATGATCCTAAAGCCATCACTATTAGAGTGATCCGATATAAGTTCAGCAGATATATTATCAGAACCTAGGCTAATCTCTCCGATAGCATCAAGCTTAAACTTCTTATGATATTTATTATTAGCCAAACCCCTTGACTGGAAGTCTACAAGGGTGCGTTCTAGCACACCCTCACAGACCCCCGTGTCCACACCACCTAAGTTCTCAAGATCAGTTACCATGGATTCTCCCGCCATCAGAAGCATATGATTAATTGCATCGAGCTTTGATATAACACCCATGGTAACCTCCTATGTTTAAAGTAAAGCCTCTCCTAGACCCGTCAAGGCCTAGGAGAGGGGTTCATACAACGCAGTTAGACTACGCTAGTTACAATCAGACACCAGTTCCAGTAGAATCGACGTAACCGTCAGCATCAACCTTCATCTGGGTATTCATTTCAGCGCGTGTATCATAGTCACTGCCTGAATGACCGAGACGAGTATGAATAATCGCAGCACACTCGGGACGCAGAACGCCCGTGCCACTCATCATCGAAGCGACCGAGAAAGTTGTATTACGACGGACATCATCAATCGTATCAACCTTCAAGCCTTGCAAACGAATACCAGCGATAGCTTCTGGGGTCCACATAACAGCACGAACGCCGTTAATAAGCCCAGTCGTATCTGAACCTGCAAGGTCAGCAGCGAAGTCAAGATTATACTTGTCTTCACCAAGCGTATTACCACCATCGGTATTACGAAGCTGATCCGAACCATGGTTCGTCTTAACAATCGTACAGCCCATGTACTCAAGTGAGTCATGGATCTGACGATAACCGTTGGTATAATGGTCACCAAGACCAGTAGCATTGCCACCATCGGTATTACCACCAAAGTAAGCCTGACGGCCTCCCGTATCCATATCCGCAGCCACACGAGCCACGCCAAGAGAACGGATATCCATGAAGCACTGCGGGCTAATAGCCATATACAGCTGATCATAGGGTATGTTATTCTCTTGTAAGAATACAATGTACTTCTCAACAGCTTCAAGAGCTGACAAAGCACCCGTTGAACGATCATCAGCGTCTGCACCCGTAGCGCCCCACTCACGAAGCTTACGAGTACTTGTCGCAGTTTCGCCATACAAAGCGGTATCGAGATTCATGTTACCTCGTACATGGGAAGCATCTAACGTAGTCTGACTTGTAACCGCAGCACGGCAAAGATAAGAATAGAGCTGCTTATCTCTCGTGTTGGATAAAGTCATAGCAGCTTGACGAGCAAGTTCACTACGGAATTCCCACTGAGTCAACATAAGGTCCACGTTATCAATCTCGAAGTGAGCGGCCATTGGTCGCTTATCGAGACGAACTTGGAACGTAGTTGCGGTTGAGTCTGCACCACCAACCAACTCTTCACCAGCATCCCATGAGGGATTCAGGTCAACGGTACCCGTGATTGGGAACTCAATTGTCGTACCACTTGCGATAGTACGTGAGTTGACGAGGGGTTCAAACATATTATAT